AGTACCAACACCGGGATTATAGATAGACTTCGCGCCTAGCTTTTGGCTGGCTATAGGTTGATTAGGGTCTATCTGTACCATTTCGCTAGTGCCGTCTATTCCAAGGGTACGGATTACACGGCGTGAATCGTACACTTTAGGGATAAGATCAACCAGTATTCTTCCTACATGACGAATTGAGCGTGAAAGGTTGTCGTGATAATGGAATGTGCCTGTGTCGCCTTCACGTTGCCTTGCCATGATTGCGCGGCCTGACTTCTCATTTCCTTGCTGGCCTAGACTAGCGGCATACATTCCAAGGCTGGCCTGGATGTCATGCTCAGACAGTTGCATGTCTTGAGAGAATCCAGCGGGTATGTCTGAGGCTGGTTGACGTTGTGGCGCACCAACCAATGAACCGCCTATTTCGACAGGATCATAGGTAAGTGTTGAGTAATTAGTCGAGTTAGCATCTTGCCATTCTGGATAATTCTCAACTTGTCCAGCGGCTGCAATGTAAGGTGACTTTGGCGCAAGGGCTACACGTTCAGCAAAGGCTGATCGAGAATAATTGTACAGCCGTTGCGCGTCTTTGGCTGAGTGGATTAGTCCGACATAGCTTACCTTGCCGTCAATATCTATCTCATTACCGATAACAGGCACAACAGGGATATATTTGCCCAACCATTTACGGGGTTTTTCAAGATAACCACCGCCATGAACCTTTGACCACATCACTTCATTGGTGTCAATTTCACGGGTTTCAACAATGTCAGGAGGTGTAAGACCTTCCGCCAGTGCCGCTTGATATTCGTCATCTGGCACAACTTGACCATCTGCCAACATGTGCAGCTTGCGTGGTTTGGTGATGATTTCGAAGTACTCAGCTATAATTACCTTGTCTTCTTCGGCTTGCCATGTCAGGTCTCCAGTGTCGAAGTCCTTAATGTCATCGTCCTTATTCGGATACATCGATTCAAGTTCACCCTCGCCTATCTGGTCGATAATGAAGCAGTACCGTGCATCGCTGAAGTCTGCCTTCTTTGCGTCTGGGTCAATCAGGATAGATAGGGGATTGCGCACACGTTCGATGCATATTTCTTGCTCGAAGGTGTTTTCATGGGCGTATTCAGTGAGGACACGGATAAAGCCAAATCCGCCCTTTACAGCACCTTCAATGGCATTGTCATAAGCAGCGGAAGCATCTGAACGGTCTTCAATATGCCGGCACAGGCCTTGCAATACATCGGCTGTTTCAATATCAGCATTATCATCAACAGGGCGTACTTTGATTGAGGGTCGGTTCTGGCGTGAGTCGTTTACTACTTGTCGGATGTACTGATTGAGCTTGTCAACAACCAGGCAAGGCTGGTTAGCGTCATCGCGCTCTTTCTGGATACCGTCAGGCCATTGCTTGCCAGCGGCAAACTCTAGGTCTTCCTTGAATCGTTCGCGGTTGTCTTGCCATGCTTCGGTAGCATACTTGAAACGCTCACGCATCTCATGAAGAGGGTCGGCTTTTAGTTCTTGCTTTTCTTCACTATCCATAATCAGCGCCTTTCAAGGTTTCGCTGATTATACCATAAATGATAGTAAGTGCTAACTTTTAACGCATCCAGCCCGACTTACGGGGAATTCTCGGTACTGCTTGACGGTCTTTAGGGATAACAGCCTTGCGCATTCCTTCAAGGCTATAGCGTAAAGCATCAATGACGTGGTTATTCTTATCCTCAAGTACTGGCAATATCTGGCTTGTCAGCTTGTCAATCTTATAGCAATGCAGTGTAAGTTCATCAATCAAGTGGGTACAGCGAGGATGTACGATTATATCGTATGACTTTAGGAATTCTATCCCTTCCTCAATGCTTCCAGACCCTTTGATAGCTGAATTGATCTTAGGATAACCATGTTTCCGCATGTAACTAATCGTTTCTGGTCTTGCAGAATCAGCAGTAATGAACCACTTACGGCTCTCAGGTACACGATCAAACAAGTCAGGTAGTTGGTCTATCTCACAACCAATCATATACGATTCATAGTCTATATAAAGCCTTCGTCCTTCAATACTACAACGGATTAATACGCTAGGATCTACACTGAAACCCCAATCCGCGCCAAACCTGAAAACTGTACCTGGCGGACGTTCAAACTCTTCAATTGACCAATTCTTAAACACTGTTGCTTCGGAGTTGACTAGATATTCGCCTAACCAGACGTGCGCATATTTACCCGGATCGCGTGATCTATCATACTCAAGCTCATCCTGTAACACGTCAGGAAACCATGGATTATCTGTGTAGTTTACCCTCAATAGTTTAGTCTTTGGAGGCATTGACGTACCCATAAACATAGCGTCTACTGGGTCTGTTTCGTGCTTAGGATTCCAAGTGAATATTATCTGACTGCCAGTTTTACGGATAGTTGGAATAAGTGTATCAAGTGATGATTGGCTAAGTGTTTGGCTTTCCTCGCACCAGCATATATCAATTCCCTCCATTGATTTGATGCTATCAATGTTTAATCTCAAGCCAGCAAATAGGAATAACGTGCCGTTTTTGCCGCGTATCTCTGTTTCTGTGCTGGTAAAGAAGTCTTTAAGGTCTAGACGTTCTATCTCATCATCAAGAAGCCTCTTTACTGAGTCTTTAATTGATTTTTGTATTTCCCTAGTACATAGTATGCGCAAAGGCTTTTGAATTGACCTGATAACCAGAGCTGAGGCTACAGAGCGTGATTTAGAACTTCCTCGTCCACCACGTATAGCAAAGTACCTAAACGTTTCGTCGAAGAGGCTTTTAGCCCATTCAGGAAGTTGCATTTATACCGATGAACTCTACACGGACTAATGATTGCAATGGTTTATCTGTATTCCCTGATATTTCAATCGCCTTCAAGTCGGGTATCATTTTTCCGATAACGATCTTAGCGGCTTGAACTTGAGAAGCAGACATTTCGATTTCACCATTAGCGTGATTAAACAATCTGTTAACGAGCTGAGTTGCTTGCATCAGCCGCTTAGTTTTATCATCATGGGTTTTATTAATTCTTGCTGCCATTTTGCTTGTCCTTACATCCTAGGATAAAGCCTAGTGCTTATTAGCTATTACCGTTAAGTGAGCGTTTAAACTCTTCCTTTGTCATGAGAGCTTCGCCTGATTCAAGGTTATTTGACAAGTAATCTTTATATGCCTTGTCAATGTTAATAGCACTTCCAGCCATTTGTGCTAAACCAGCGCCTAGCATTTCGGGTTTTGGTTTCCCTGTTAGCCATGCAAGTGATCCACTACCAAATCCAGCCATATTAACCCCCGTTTGCTTCAAAAATAGATTGAATGTACTTATATATGAAAACACCAATAATTGCAACTATGGTGATTATAAATAGCGTTTGATTAGTATCCATTACAATATCCCGCCCGTCATATTAGTTCTCTTAATTCCATCCTCCCGGCATTCAGGACTGCACCATCTTAACCCTTCCTGCGTTGACTCCCCGCAATTTAGGCATATTTTGCTTTTCTGAATAGGTTCGTTAGCTATTGTGCATGCTGTAGAAATGGCCGCAGCAACTAACATTTGTTCATAATACGAAGCGCGGTCAATTTCATCCATGTTTTATTACTTCCTTTTTTCGCGCCCATCTTAGTTTCGCCGACTCTGATAGTTTAGCCCTATATTCATCTGTCATCAATAATAACGCAGATTCTGACATTTTCTTGCGTGTTTCTTCGCTGTGTTTTTTTCCGGTGTTTGCAGAGCTAATCTTTGCTCGCGTTTCTTTAGATAAATTAAATGCTGTAATAGACATTTTTTCTATCTGTTCTTTTGTTCGCTTTTTTCCTTTGTTTGCAATTGAAATTTTAAGTTTAGTTTCTTCTTTATGAACCCTTCCAATTTGAGATGCAGAAGCATTTGCACTATGCTCTGGGGTTCTTGGCTTGCACTTTTTGCCTTTTTGGAACAATGATATTTTTTTTCTTGTTTCTTCTGTAGGGTTTGCGCATCCTTCCCCGCCATCAGTCATATTAGATAAATTAATATTCATTCGTCTAAAACACTTAATCATGCCTTTTTCAAGCTCAAACGCAATATCTTCGCTTGAACACTCAATAAAACCAATTTTTATATTTTCTTTACCATATTTAGAAACTATATTGTCATGGAAATGGTTTCTCTTCATTGACCTAGATCGCTTCCTTGTTCCCTTGCCAACATAAAAAACGCTATTATCTGGCCGAACATGAATATATGCTCCACTTGCCTGGTCATCTAGCGTAGTCATTGGTAAGCATCCATCAGCCAAATAGTTAATTCAGAGTTTAAGTCTAATATCTGGCAATGTAAAGTAATAGCCTTGCCATAGTTTTTATCGTTTAGGGCTTTGTCGCGCTCGTTTGCTAGTTGAGCGAGTTTTATTGTGTATTCTGTCCAATCGTTCATTTTTTCACCTTTATCTGTAAAAGCTCCCAACTTGCAGGGTGCATACGGCTATCCCCTGATTCATATTTTCTCCAGATGCGGCCAGTAGTCCAGATTAAAGCAGCGGCTGCATCTTGGGTTAAAGTGCCGCGCAACTCTCTAACCTCGACTGGGGTCGGGATGTAACCGAGATTACCTCGGCCTCTGTTTGGATGGTTCAAGCCCATGATGCGTCCATGTCAAGTTTAAAAACAGATTTTGCATCGAGTTTTGCCTGTTTAACAGTTTTTGGGTTTAATGGCAAAACCTCGCATTCATTACCGTTTTCACCGGCCAGACGCCATATAAACTTGCCGTCTTCGTTATAAAGTTTTACTTCTATAAATTCGCGCGAATCTTCGTTGCTACTGGTTTTAAATTTTAAGATTGCTTTTTTCATTTTCATCTCCTGCCCCTGTTCCCGAGGCGCGGTTATCGTTGGTCGATGTGTGTATTCTACAGGATTAATTGTCCTTGTCAAATAAAGTTATCCACAATTTGTACGATTTATTTAATAAGTTATCAACAGGCTATTTATTAAAATCTTCCTCGATTCTCATCTGCTGCCACCGATTCAGCGTATCTATCGCCTCCTGAATATCTGAATACTCACTTTTAGCGCCACGCTTCCCCGCCATCAATATCTTTTTAATGGCGTGTTGCTTTGCCCCGCTTGGATCATTTACCTCGAATAGCTGGCATATCCGGTATATATCAATTGATTTATACGGGCATGGCTTGTGATAGTGGTTATGTTTCATTTAATCCCCTTAACTTTGCTTTGTACTCGGCTTTTATGGCTTTCAGTTGTTCAATTGTCCATTTAGCCGGTGGATGCTTTGATTCTAGCCATTCTACCCTTTCTAATCCGATACGTTGAATAAGCCCTGTACGGTAATTTGCGACATTGCCGTGGAGATGGAGGTTGCACCGGATGCATTGGAGGTGTATATTTTCCTCGTTAAACCGCAGTTCTG